CTTCTAATTCAGTGACTTTATTATACCGGTCCATCTTATTCTGAGCAAGATCGTTCATCATAAGAGGAACATCTTCCCACGCTTTTTTAATTTCATTCAGAATTTCTTGCCTACCTTTGGTCGCATAAGCATAACACTCCTTTAATTGAGCGGCGAAGGTTTCAAGTTTCTCCGAATAATCAAATAGAATTTGGTCAAAGCACTTCTCACGGTCGACATACTCGATGACGCATTGCAGACAGAATTCTACAATGATGCAATCAAGATCGCGATACTCCCGAGTGAAAACCTTATCGCGCATTTCGGCGCGAGGGTGTTGAATATAGGGCTTTATCTTCCGTTTAATTCTTTTGCAACTTGTTTCAATGTCCCAAAAGAATCCAGCAACGGTATCGCGAAAGAAGTATTGCACCGGATATTCTTTTTTAACATACGCATCAAATTTTTCCCACTCGCCCACAAGGTCCTTTCCGGCACTGAGTGCATAGGGTTTAATGTAAAGAGGAAATGGCCAATACCACACAACCAGTTCTCTGGATTGCCGCGGCATCGCTTTGTATTCGTCAACGGTATGAACCATGACGCAGTGTTTGTAAGGATTGTCGTTAAACATAAGTGTAGACCTGTGCGATGTGTTCGGTTAGATCGAAGGCAATCGGCTTATTAATAGGTACATACTGTTCGTTGCAGATTGAAGCATTAATGTGTAATACATCCTCTGGAGAATAAGCGTAACCGTACGCAGCGTGAATATGACCGCAAACATGAGCTTTAAGATTTGGTAGTTTTTGAATTGTTTTTAACAGATTGTTGCATCCGACTTTTTCATTCACCCAAGGCATTTTGTAATTGGGACATTCATCCACAAAACCATATGCGGGTCCGTGAGTGACGAGCACCTGAATATCCTTTGGAATAAGGTCCCAGTGTTTCTGGATAGCATCACCACGTCTGCGGTTGAATGCCCAGCCAAAGAACTCTGGTTGTACCGGAGAACCCCAGAACTTAACTCCTTCAATTGTGGCACCAGAATCATTTAGATAATGGAAACCTTCCGAGACGGGAAGCATTGCCTTAATGGCACTTTCACTGCTGGGATAGTCGAGATGACCCGGGTCCATGAAAATATCATGGTTGCCCGCAATAATGACGCGATGCTTGTATGGAAGTGCATTGAACCAGCCGAGGGCCCGAAGGGATTCTTCCATGGAACCGCGGTTACAGAAATCCCCAGCATGCACAATAACATCGGCTTCTGGTAAATCACCCAGGGCTTTGTGTAGCCCGTGGGTATCGGATATGCAGAGGATTCTCATGTATTTAATCTTTCTTTACGGTAACTCTTGCAGCAAATACTCCGGAAATAATCATTGTGGCACACCAGGTGCTAAATGTAAACGGGATGGTAAGACCGAATAGAAGATTGAGCGACCAGATGATGGCAATTGGATAAAATATAATGAATGCAATTGCAAATGCAATTACAAGAGCAATAAGGAATTCTTTCATATTAGGCGCCGACTGGAGTTTCCTCGGTCTTGACGGTGCGACGGTCGGCATTGCTGCCTTCCATGGCAAGGAGGAAATAACGAATTGTTGAGCGGTCGACGCGGAATTGGTTCTTATCTTTATAGTCGGCAAGCTCGCGAGGAGACGCCGAGGACTTTAGCTTTGGAGGCTGTCCCGGAATCTTTCTAAGTCCTCGGTAAGACTTAATCGCTTCGGTTAACTTTTTCAGTTTCCGACGATATGAATACGAGTTGGTGCGTTTGTCAGTATGGTTCATGGCAGTTTATAGGAAATTGTGTGAAGGAAAGAACCTGTTTTGTAAAGGGTAATGGATAATTTACGGCGAACCCAGCGGTAGGGCGATGTGTGGAAAATAAAGCGGTTGTACCAACGAGAATTCTCGTATTCTCGGTCTGCATGCCATTTGCGCTCTTGCTCTTTTCTGTCGGCGCTGGGCACTTTTTTAAACTCAAAAAGTTCGGTAGATTGAACCTTACCGTCAATGAGTACAACTTTAAATTCAATAGAACAGTCCCAAAGACCAAGCACATCATGACGGTAGTCATATATGTAAATAGTTTCAGTGATTTTTTGAAGTTCAAGATATGGTTCCGTACGTTTGAGGGAACCAATACGGTCCAACCAATTTTTAGAGTTGGCATCACCTTCGACCCATTTCTCACTCTTGTATTTTTCAAGAAAGAAATTACCGTCTTGAACAACATAGTTGCCCAAGCAGCAGTGAAGGTCCTTGGTCTGAAAGGACCAGTTGTTTTTATCGAGACCAAACTCCTTCATCTCTTCCGAGAAAGGTAAGTTGTCGCCCCATTGAATTGTATCGAACATTCCCATATTGTAGTTCCTATATTACATTGTTGTACCGCAAAGTAAACAACAAAATGCTTACAGTTTGAATTTTAATTCTTTTCTAATAGTTTCAATAAAGACCCTACCAGCTTCGGAAGCCGATTCAAGGTCGGGAGCAATTACATTGCCACTTCGCTCGATTCTAAGTATTTCTTTATTTCTCACATTAAAGGTAAGAACGGGATCGGTAATCTGAGTGCCCACCAAAAGTTCAGAAAGGGGGCTAAAGTTAATCGGATTGAAGCTGGGTTCAATGTCTTTGAATTCTGTTTGTGTTTCCATAGTATTACATTTTGAATCCACTGAAGTCACGTTTCGGAGTCACGCCGAATGATGGCACCGAAGGGCTGGCTTGGCGGAAGGTTGGTTCTTTAGTAAGAGTTTGTGCTTTGTTTTCGACATCGTACAACCGCATTTTGGCACGGTCGACACCGATGATGAATTTTTTGTTTTTAGTTGGGTCGTTGTAACGATTCTTTAGTTGTTTCACGAGGAGCTGATTCATTTTCTCCAGTTCCTCGGTTGAGATCAATGCAAACATTAAGTCGGCGGTAGCCGGGAGACCGAACGATTCCGAAGTGTCGGTAAGTTCAACATCGCTGTTACCGAAACCCGAGCGGGTCGTCTGAGTCGCAGAGAAGATGGGAACATCAAACTCCACGGCAAGCCCACGGATTTCTTCGGCAATGGCTTTAATAAACGAATAGGTGTTGACGGAACCGCCGACACCCTTCATACGAGCCGATGCACAGATATTAAGATAGTCGATAAAGATGGCATCGGCCTTAAAGTCCTTCTTAAGTTTCAGTTCATTCAGGAGAGCACGAAAGTGTCCTGCATGGGCGGAAGCGGTCGGATATTCTTTTACAATAAGGGTACCCTTTGTCTTTGCGGCAATCTTCTGGATTTTAGATTCATAAAGATCCTTTGGCATATTTGCCAACTGATCAATCGGAACATTCATTAGATTGGCATCAATACGTTCGGCAATGCGTTCTTCCGACATTTCAAGTGTAATGTAAAGCACATTTCTGCCCTGAGTAAGGAACGAAGAAGCCACATGACACATGAATAGAGATTTACCCACGCCCGTACCCGCAAGACAGATATTAAGAGTCTTCCGAGGCACACCATTCTTTGTAATGGTATTGAACATCTCCAGATCAAATGGAGTACGGTCTTCAACCTTATGATAGAAATCAAAGCGGTCGTCAGCATTACCAATGTAGTCGTGACCAACAGAATTATCAAAATTGATTCCTAATGCCTTTTGTAGAATATCGGGAATTGCATCTTGGGAGGTTTCTTTTTTCTTACCGTCAATGATGGAAATAGATTCCATGATTGCCAGAAATACCGCGCGGTCCTTACACCATTTTTCGGTATGTTCCAGCAACCATTGATCCTGGACAACGGGGTTCTCCTTGAGTGAATCAATAAGTTTAACAGTGTTGTCATACTGCTCCTCACTGATGTCGGTATTTCTGTTTACTAGATCAATGTTGAGTGTCGTCTGAGTCGGCAACTTATTGTACTTCTCGATGAAATCAACGATGAGTTTATAGACGGACTTATGTGACCCCTCAAAGTATTCGCGTTTAATGAATGGTAGTACCTTGCGGCAATACCCTTCATCATTCACTAACTTCTGAAGAATCGTTGTTTGTAGATTGTTTGTCATTAGACCCTACTTTATAGTTTCCCGTGTCGAAGGCATTTTGAATGATGTGACTTAGAATGTCACCAAGGTGATTGTTGAAATCGGCAGACATTTCCAGTTCATCAATATCATGAACATCTGGAGCTTCGTCTACTTTGAATTGAAAAGAGAGAGTGGCCGATTCTTTGTCTTCGTTTACCTTTAAGGAAACCTTTCCGTAAGTAACAACGACGCCCGACCATGGGCCACTCTTTAACTTAACCGAATATAATTCGGAAGACGGCTTTTCAACAAAAGCGTAATCGCTATCAGTAATTTTAGGATTCATCGGCTTCATCATCTACGATTGAGGTGAGACCGCTTTGACCTTCGCCGCCTAGGGTATAGCGGGTACGGATGTAGTCTTTAAAGTCTTTTGATTCAAGAATGTCTTTCCAGAATTCCTTCGTGTAGGTATCCTTCTCGCGATACTTGACGGTATCACCTTTCTTTTGGTACCAACCCTGGGTCGGTTTAGTCACAAAGCCGCCATCAAGAGAAACCTCAAGGAGACCAGAGTATTTCTCAACGCCGTTGGCAAAAGAAACAGAAATCGGAACCTTGGACTTTTCTTTTACAAAGCGAGACTTGTCAACGTTGATCACAAAGTGGTAACCTTGAAGACCGTCATCATCCTTGTCTTGTTGGCGGCCGAGAATCCAGACCGTGTTTGCCGAGTAATAGAGACCGGTACCACCGGAAAGAACATCCTTGGGATACATGTCCTGAGTCTTGTAGGTATGACCGATTGCAACAAGAGGAATATCCTTCATTGCAAGATGTGGCGTGACCATGCGGAAGAGACTCTTAAAAGCTTTTGCACGAGTCATATCACCCACAGACTTCTCATTCATTGCATCCTCAACTTCCTTCTTGGAAGCAAGGTTACCGACCGAGTCAATCATGATGATGACCTTGTCGCTTTTCTCAATTCCATCAAGCTGTTTCATGATGTCGAATTTAAGGTCTTCGACATTCATGATGGGACAGTGGAGCACGCGGCTGGTATCAATGCCAAAGGTCTTGAAGTAAGCCTGAGGCGAACCGAATTCAGAATCGTAGAATAGCACAATCGAATCAGGATGCTTTCTCATATACGCCGCAACCATGATGAGGGCAAATGACGTCTTGAAGTGTTTAGATGGACCGGCAAGGACCGTAAGACCCGATGTGAGACCCTTATCAAGGTCCCCAGAAAGGGCAACGTTAATCATAGGAACATCTGTTGCGATGCTTTCGCTTTGATTGAAAACCTTAGAATCATCTAAGGTTGCAGCGGTATCAATTCGTGAATTCTTTTTTAATTTTGCGAGTAGTGATGACATAATAGAACTATACTAT